AAGTCCCACAGTGGTTGCCACATCTTGAGGGCAGGTGCAAGGGTTGCATGTGCATTGATAATCTTCTTGACCTGTTCAACGAATACATCCTTGCGTTGTCGTGCAGTACTTACTCGTTCCATGTAGGCAATAGCTTCTACCTTGATGTCCTCGAACATAGCAATATCTTTGAGTGCTAACTCGGTATCACCATACGATGCCTTAGATACTGGGAAGTCATCAGTGTTTGGCAGGGCATGGGGGTATGCTCGCTTGTTGGTAAGTTCGCAGGCTACACCCACTCGCATGTCACCAATCTTGGCAATGTTAAGAGTACCTACTGTGGTGAAGAAGCATGAGGGTAATGCGTTCATGCTTGGGATGTATGGTGCAAAGGCTCGCTCATACACTCGGTCTGCCCAGTCTTTGGGGTATGAAGATAGCGCATCGTCAATCTGTTTCTTGAAGATAGCTTCTGCGTTCTTAATGATTGCACCCTTCAACTCATCTGAAAATCGTACTGTTGCCATGTCACTCTCCTTGTTTGGTTAATATCTCTAAGGCTTTGCGCCCTTGCTCTACCACTTCATCAACATGGTACTGCTCTGCATATACTGGGTCGGGATAGAACACCTCAACCAAGTACAACAAGTTGTTGATTGCTAGTACTACTCTTTGTTGTTCATCAATCGTCATCGCTTTCCTCCTGTAAGTCATTGGCGACAATGGTTTCCCTCACCGCCTCATCAGTTGTTAAGTAGTCATACTCTTGCTCCAACTTGCGATACAACTCTCGCATGTGGTTCTTGAATATCTCTATGCTTTGCTTCTCAAAATCTACAATCTCGTTATCCAATTCTTTATCCCACTGTTCTACTATCTGTTCATGAAACTCTGTCGGCATATTTACGCAATACTCTAGTCGGTCAGCCTCGATATAAAACCGAGTGCAGTTCTCATGGTAGTAGTGCCCGCTATGCTCTACGCTGAACTTCAGTGAGCCACCACTATCCAACAACTTGCGTATCATTGGGTAGTCATCAGGCTTGAAGTTCTTTTCAATGAACAAAGGTACATCATCAAGATGCCCACTGAAGCAAGCACCATCACCTTGAGAACAGAAACCACTGAAGTACATGTCGCTTACATAGATACCCTGTTCCTTCATGTCCTCCTTGTAGCACTCCTCGGTGCTATCCCACCAATCAATATGGTCTACATTGATATGGCGGTACTTATCAAGCGTTGCTTCCGTTATGTTTAATGTGGATTCCATCGTCTGTCCTTTCGATTTCAACATCACCATTCACCATGTCACGCACTACCATTGCAAGCATTTCACATGCGTGTTTAGCCTTCTTGAGTTGGTGTTGCAGGTACATGATGTACCCTGCCATTGCCGCATATACAGCAAGCACCATGAGTTCTACATATGTAATCATCTTGCTCTCCTTACATCAGTACTACTTCACCGAAGGGTGCAGTGCCCTCATCTGTTGACACCCACAGTACTGGGTACTGAGGTACATCACCGAAGTCATCGCAACACAAGTCAGTCAGGAAGATACATGCGATAGGTTCAATGTCATGCTCGTTGAAGTACTCGAACACTGGGCTGAAGGCAGTACCTCCACCGCCGTGTGCTTTGATGTCTAGCGTATCGTCACGCTCATACTTCTCGTAGTGTGATACACGGCTATCGAAGTACACCACATGGATACATGATGGGTTGCCATCTTCTTTGATTGCGTTAATCTCACCTGCAAACTGGGCAAGAACTCTATCGTCAATCGAACCTGAGCAGTCAACTGCAATGGCTATCTCACCGAGTGATTCACCACTTGCACTGGGCAAGTACAGTCCTTGTGACAAGAACCTGCGGTTCGGTCTAGCGAATGAGCGTTGGTCACTCTTGCACTTCTCAACGAACTTGCGAAGCACATCTCGCCAGTCTACCTTGGGTGCAAGTACCTCACTGACTAAGCGTTCAAGTCCTGCACTCATCTTGCCCATCATCTTAGCGGCTTGTGCCGCTTGTGCTACTCGTACTTTCCACTCGGCTTGTTGTTGTGCTTGTTCGGCAGGGCTACCGCCACCATCTGCACAGTCATCCATTGCTTCAGTACCATCACCACCTGAGCCGTCATCGGGTTCATCGGGCAACAAGTTGTAGATACCATCGGTGCTACCACCACCTGCCTTGTACAGTTGTGGGTTAAGCAGTCCGAAGGATGGCATCTTGCCAATGTTCTCATCGGTCAGCAGTTGGTTAATCACATAGTCACCTGCCTTGTTCCACCGCTTGTGTTGTCGTTCACCTCTACGGAAGTTGTGTTCAAGCATAGGGTGAAAGCACTCGTGTGCTACTACGAACTTGCGTTCCTCATCACCGAAGCTATCCATGAAGCGAGGGTTGTATCGTATCTCCTTGCCATTGGTCATGGCAGTACGGATACTGTGGTCAGCTACGAACGGCATGTTCAATGCGATGTTGCCGATGAAGGGATGCTCAAGTACCAATGCGGTACGGGCTTTGGCAAGCAGTCGGTCAATGCGCTTGAGGTCTGCATCGCTCATCGGTTCGCAGTCTGCATGGTTGGGTACGACTGAGGTCATATCAAATTCCTTTCATGAATACGGACATCTTGTCCATGATTTGCTTGGCTTCTACTGCCGTGTCACGGCGTAGGTCGGGGTCATTGCGTAAGGCATCAGGGTGTTTAATCAACGCACCTTCTACCTGTACACGCAGTGCTTCTAGGTCAGGGTCATCCATGAAGTTCAAGCGGGGCAGTAGGGCACACAGTTCCTTGGTGTTCTCCACTAGGGTGTCACGGAAGATAGCCTTGGGGTCAGCTAACTTCTCAGCCATATGCTTGACTCGTTCATACAACCTACCCCATACCTCCTTCATAGCTACAGTCTGTGCTTCTGCAACTCTACGCTCAACATCTTCTTGGATGCGTGTCAACTCATCGGATGCAATGCTTACCCTGAAGTCGGTCGATGGCACTGGGAAGATAGCCATGTCCATCTTGAACTTCCGTGCTATCTCCTGCTCATCGGGGTAGTCTGCATCGTTGTACAGTCCGTTGAGTAAACGCTTTGCATCCAGTCGCAACTGGTCGTAGTTCGCAATGAACTGGTCTACAAGGTACTGCCACTCAGCTTTCTCCTTACGGAAGTCAGTCATGAAGGCAAGGTAGTTGGCAGAGGGAAGCATCTGCGTACCCTCCATACCCCACGGCAATGTGTTCTCGTAGAACTTACTGCGAATGTGGGTGGTTTTCTTGTGCACATGGTCAAGCAGGTCATTGGCAGGAAGCAATGCCTTGTTGAACCTACCTGCTTGGGTCGATGTGCCGTAGGTGTTGGCAACATCTTGGGTTGCCTTCTTGTCGTACTTGCGGGCAGTCCATTGGGATACGGATAACTGCACAAGCAATGCTCTGTCATTCAGATTCATAGTCGTCACTCCTTCTGTTGGTGAGGGGCATGTGCCCCTCGGTTGGTTAATCAGAACAAAACATCTTGGTGTTTCATTGCCCACTTGGTAAACGCTTGCGTGTTAGCCAGTTCGGGTTTCTTACGAGAGGCATACGACACAGTGAGCACACTGAAGTCAGCAGGCATACGCTCTGCATAGGTACACACTCGTTCAAAGTTGCCTTCAGTTGCTCGCTCTGCCAGTGCACCACTCAGGGCATACAAGGTGGCAGGGTCAGCAGGCACATCAGCAGTAGTCGGGTTCATCAGGACTGCATCAGGGTTGGGTAGCTTACGGAAGATACGCAGAAAGCCTACGAACTCAGCCGCCGCACCTTCACCCACTGCACCCTTGAACATCTCGAACTCAGCATCAGCAGGGCATACACCGAGAATGTCGGACACACCTTCAACCCATGAACGAGGCGTAGCGTTTTGGTCACGCTGAGCATCGAAGTCATGAAGCAATGCAGGGCGGAAGCGGATGAAGCTAATCACCTCAGGCTTTACATCATGGTCAAGTGCCCATGTAGTCCAGTCATCGAGGTGGGTTTCCAACTCGACCACAGTCTCACGATTGCGAAGGTGGGATAGCACTCGGTTAGCACCTGCTCGGTCTGCTTGTCGGTTGCCAGTGGAGATGACCTGCCACCCATCAGGCATTGGTGTGCCGTGCAGAGTACGGGCTTGGCAGATGTTGGCTAGGACTTTCTGCAAGTCAGCGTTGGCTTGGTTGCGGTCATCGAACAACAGGATGCCACGCTCAGGTGCTTTGCCCTTAACTGGAAACCAGTCAGGCAGTTTGTATTCAAGCCCGTTGCCCTCTTTGGGGAACAAGATACCGAAGTCCTCGACAAGCATGGTTGGCATGTGTCGTTCGATAACTGGGATGTCAAGTTCCTTGGCAACTTCATGCACGATGGTTGTCTTACCACCACCGGGGCTACCCTCGATACAGAGTGTTCGTTGGATAGGGAATGTGGACTTGATGGTGTCCTTAAGTAGTGAGGCTCGCATGTCAGTTTCCTTTGTAAAGTTTATGGTCAATGCCGTATGTCACGAAGTACACACCAGTTTCTTGTGTCAACTTACTGCGGTATGTTCGTGCCGCTTGCTTGTCAGCGAAGTACATCGGTTGTTTATCTTCATTGCGGACAAGTTGTCCACGGCTATCACGGATGGCGAATAGTCGCTTCATGGTTTACTCCTTAGGGGGAAAGTTGATAAATACACACTCGTTCAAGTGCACATTGCCTTTGGCATCGGTATAGCTTTCGCCACACCCTGCCATCCACTCGATGGCTAACACTGCCATGAAGGTACAAAAGAGCACCATCACTACGGCAGTGAACAACCATCGAAGGATTCGTTTGAGTATCGAGTCATTGACTGATACTCCCATTGGTTTGATGGGTGTTGGCTTCATCGGGTCAGTACATCCAAGATGTAGGCGGCTAAGCCACCCATGATTAAGCCGTAAAGCATCCACTTGATTGTTCTCATGTTGTCCTCTTTGGGTTAAGTTGTTTGAGTTGATTGGGGTCGGTGATTAGCTCATACCCCTGCTTGTTGTTGCAAGCCACTGTAAACTTGCGTTGCTTGGCTACTTCCTCACCACACCGCATACAGGTGGGTCTTGCCATGTTGCGGCGTTGAGGTTCAACCCTCACGGCATAGCAGTTGGTACAGATGGGAAGGTGGTAGTCCTCCATGATTAAGCCTCCATAGGTTCGGTGGTTAAGATGCGCTCTTTGGCAATAGACTGAAAGCCGTTGTTGGCTAGGCGTTGCATCCATCGTGTTGACAGTAGGATGGGGCGTACACCCATCGGTCTAGCTTGCGACTTGTGCTTTGAAGTTGTACGACTGTACTCATCCTCGTTCTCAAACCACATGCCATTGGCATAGATGTACATGGGGTAGTGGGTGTCGAAGCTATACACTGTGTAAACTTCTTGGTCTGCATCCATCAGCGAATAGATGCCGTAGAGGTTACTCCCCTTAAAGGGTTCACGCTTCTCGACATATGGTCGGCAACTGGAATTGGCTACACGAGGTAAGCCTACAAGGTCTGATTGGTTCATATCATCCTCCAATAAGTTGTAGAAAGGGCAGAGGGGTTACCTCTGCCTTGGTGTGTCAAGTTAGAACAACTTGGCTTTGGGTGCATTGGATACTGCACCTTCTTGCATAATCTCCAAGCCGTCTAAGGTTTCACACTTGATGTACAGAGCACCACCTGCTTGTGGTGGGGCTACTACCTTAAAGGTACTGTTCTTTACACTACCACTGACACTCTGTACCTCGAAGGCACTGAATGTGCCGTTCTCATTGACCTTCTTGGCTACTACCTTGATGGTGAAGGTAACAGGCTTGATGGACTTTTTCACTGTTGCTTGCATAGCATACTCCTAAAGTTGGTTAAGTTTACATTACATCTTTGACACCACAGCGGTGTTGCTGGGGTCAGGGACAGATTGCCATGCTCGGCGAAAAACGCAAACACAGGCTGGGCAAGGCTTGGCGGGTGAGCGAGCACTAACTTCGGAGGGTCGGCTGAGTTAAGTAATTTTACAAGGTCACGCTACAATCCATCACCGCGAGTAACAGATACAAGAACAACTGTCAAATACAAAACTTAGATTATTAGGAATTCGTATATGAATCAACAACTTACGGGGCAATAATCTAAAAAAGTCAAATAATCTTGTAAGGTTATGGTGACAAAACGCAACAACTTGCACCCGCCTTCCTTAACTTTACAGTCTTACCCCTAGATGAAAGGGTATATGTGTGAATCAGATAGATTATTTAGATTATTTAGATTAACTCTACTACAGAATGGCTTAGACCCGCATGAATACTGGCTTCCAGCGTGTCAAGTTAAACCTTACAACAATCTAAATGGGCCGTATGTCTTAGATTGCTCATGGATTAAAGCGTTATGCCCCTTCATTACTTTACATTTATGCGCTGAACTTGTCATGGCTGCACCCCCCGGCGTATGGTTTATATTTATATACATAGAATGTAAAGTTTAGGGCACAAAAAAACCCACCTTTCGGTGGGCTTGGGGTTAGAACAGTGCCATTGCCAGCCACAACAGTATGTAAAGTACTGGTGCAATGATGATGGCTGCTACTTCGGGGTGGTTCTCACAGAACTTTTCCATGTTATCTCCTGTAAAGCAGGGGATTTCTCCCCTGCTATGGTTTACTTCATCGTGATTCGGACATCTTGCATCGGGATTCCATCGTCTATCAACTCTTGCTGGAACTGTAGGGCTTGTTTGTCCCGCTTGAACCAGCGAAAGTAGATTGAATCGCCTTCTATCCACTTGACACAGAACTTGTGCAACTCTGCTTTGCGTACCTTCATCGGATTTCTCCTCATGGTTTGAAAAAGAACCCGACTGCTGTCACCAGTCGGGGTTTGGTTTAGAACAACTTACGCTTTACGGCTGTCGCCTTTGGCTCGTCGTCTGACAGTAACTGCAATCCGTCTAAGCTCAGGGCTTTCAGGTAGATTGCACCGCCTGCCATTGGGGGCACTGAGGTTTTAAACTCGTTGCCCTTGACGCTTTGCTTGACCACTTTGGCGGTTATCCCGCTTAGTGTCCCGTTCTCGTTGATACGAGTTGCTGTGATTTCAACCGTCACAGTGACGGGGGCGATTGACCGCTTAGCGGTCGGAGTGCGTTCACTCATGGTATAACTCCTAACAAGTTTTTAAAGAGCAGGTGCAGGGTTTGCACCTGCTGTCGTTGCGGAATTGCATCGACAAATTCAGATTGCCAGACTTTACAAAAATGTCAAATACGCCTGAAATCAAGGCGTTTCGATGCGTTTTGCTTTTCGTTTTGGCTTGCTTTTGGTTTGGTCAGACGGGGGGTACATGGATTGGACTTTTGACCCCCGCCCCTATATAGGTAAACCGCTTAAACCAAGACCCAAAAAAAGGAACGTGTAAAGTTAGCTCAATCGCCTAACCTATTGACACCCAAGTAAGTTGCTGTGTTATATTGCGAGCATGGATACCCTACCACTACACCACACCAAGTGGTCAGATAGGCTGGCGTTCGACATTGCCCTCACACTAGAGGGGAGCGGCGAGACCTTGCAAGAGGTCATGACACGTCACAAGATAGCCGCATCTGACATCATTGACTTCAACGCCGACCCGGTGTTCTTGAAGAAGGTCGAGCATTATCGCGGCGAGATTCAAGAGAAGGGTCTGACATTCAAGCTCAAGGCCCGCGCCCAAGCGGAAGAACTCCTGACAACTTCTTGGATGTTGATTCACGACCCAGCCGTATCCCCCGCAGTCAAAGCTGACCTGATTAAATCCACGGTCAAGTGGGGTGGCTTAGAGCCGAAGACTGAGGTGAGCAACGAAGGCGGCGGTGGCGGAGTGCGTATCACCATCAACCTTGGCAACGACCCACGGGATGCACGAACAATTGAAGCTGATGTAGTTGAGGCCACCGATGTCCCTGCCATTGATAATTGAGAACTGCTTTACAGAGATGTATGAGGGGATGCGGGCGGCGCGGTTTGCCGCAGCCAGCGAGGCACGCAACATGGAGAACAGCCTAAGGGTGGCTGGGCAGTCTTACAAAACCAAAATCATCAAACACAAACGCAAGGGTAATAGCTACCTTGTCCTGCTAGTGGAGGCACACAGTGGCACTTGACATCAACTACACCCCACCTCCAACGGGTAAGAAATTCATGGCGTCCGACGCCAAGATGCGAGTACTGATGGGGCCAGTCGGTTCCGGCAAGTCAGTGACTTCATCGTTCGAGGTTATCCGCAGGGCGAGTATGCAAGCGCCCAACCAGCAGGGCATCCGCAGAACACGGGCGGCAATTGTCCGTGAGACTGCACGCCAGTTGCAGGATACGACCATCAAGACATTCTTGGACTGGTTCCCGCCGGGGCAGTGCGGTCAGTACATGCGCACGACCAAGACATACTTCTTCAAAGTGGGCGACATCGAGTGCGAGATTATGTTCCGAGCACTGGACGATGCGGACGACGTTGCCAACTTGAACTCCTTGGAATTGACGTTCGCTTGGTTCAACGAGTGCCGAGACATTCACCCAGACATTGTTGATGCGATGTCTAAACGTATTGGGCGATTCCCGTCTGCTAAAGACGGTGGCCCGACGTGGCATGGGATGTGGGGCGACACCAACCCACCGACTATGGATACGTGGTGGTACTACCAGATGGAGGGGCTTGACCCCAAAGATGGTGTGTCTGCCAACGACAACGGCTGGGATGTGTTCAAGCAACCGTCCGGTCGAAGCGTGTATGCGGAGAACGTGGAGAATCTGCCAGATGGCTACTACGATACCCAAGGTCGCTCGGAAGAATACATCCGTGTCTACATCGACGGCGAGTACGGTCTGTCGTCTGCTGGTATGCCCGTCTACAAATACTTCAGACCGGACTACCACATGGGCAAGCAGAAGCTCCGCCACATCAACAACGGTGTGCGCCCTATTGTCATCGGCATGGACTTGGGACTTACCCCCGCCGCAGTCATCGGACAGCAAGACCCCCGTGGTCGGGCGCTGATACTTGGCGAGTGTGTATCGTTTGACATGGGTATCCAGCGTTTCGTGCGCACCATGCTCAAGCCCATGATTTACGAGCGGTTCGGTGGTGCACCCATCCTAGTGGTCGTTGACCCTGCGGGTGTGCAGCGGGCGCAGACCGACGAGCGCAGTGCAGTGGACATCATCAAGGCTGAGGGACTGAAGGTCATACCAGCCAAGACCAACAACGTGTCAGCCCGCCTTAATGCGGTGGACGACTACCTCATGCGTCAAGTGGACGGTGACCCAGCGTTCTTACTTGACCCCGGGTGCACACAGCTTAAAGCCGCCATGATGGGTGGGTATAGGTACAAACCCAAGGGTGATGGCGACATCGACAAGAACAAACACTCTCACGTAGCTGAAGCACTACAGTATCTGATGCTACACATCGCATCTGTTGGAGAAGGACACCACATGCCGCAGCGGCGCGACATTCGCCCTGTTGCATCTGCGGGCTGGACTTGATATGATGGGGGCACTGCAAGCAGGCAGTTGTCACCTCGCCCTTTCTCCAAGGGACTTCCCCCCGTCGAGTTCGCTCCGGGGGATTTTTTTCGCTTGCACTTTATTTTTCAGTATGTGTATACTTCCTGTCATGTGCAACCTACAATATGTGGTAGGGTGTGAATCAGGAGGCTGTAATGGCGAAGATTAAGGTTACGAAGACTTCAAAAATCTTTTCGGACAACGAGAAGATGGACAACAGTGGCCTTGCCGGAAAGCCTAAGCAGTATGAACCTCTTGAGTGGAAACCGCCTGTGATGACTATTGAAGACATCATGGAAGTTCAAGAGTACAAGACAAGCAAACGCCCGGATACTGAGGAGGACTAAATGGCAAAAGTACTATCCTACAGTAACAGCAACCCGAAGATGGGTGCACCATCTACACCCGTAAAG